GGAAATTTTACATTATATTTCTTTGTAATTGATGCATCAATCTTTCTAGCACTTCCTCCTAGAATATAACTATATACTCTAGCATATGCCCAAGATTGAGGAGATTGATTAGGACGAGAACCAGCACTATAATAAGCACCTTCCCCTTTCTTAAATACTTCATCAATTGCTTTGAATGGAATCCCAGTAACTTTTGCAATATTTCTTTTAGATCTTCCTCCTTTCATTTTATCAATTTCTTTCCCATATTTTTTGTCAAATTTTTCTGTCCAAGAACTTCTCTTTGATTTGAAACTTGTTTTAGGTCTAAATGTTCCTTCAAATATAGATTTGATTTGTTTTCTTCTATCATTACCTTTTAATCCTTCTACATAATTTTTTGGAACCATTTTTGATTTACCTTGATAAGTTATTTTAACTTTATACTTGTCAGCCATTATAATACTAAATAAGATTTTTTAATGATTTAATATTTTTTTGTTTTATATCAATACAATTATTATATTCATCTTTTCCTCTATCACATCTTCCTCTTTTACAAATATCATATTCTGAACTATTATGTTCCCATCCATAAATTCCATCATTACATTTCCATAAATAGAATATTCTAATATATGGACATTTTTTTAATATTTCATTTCCTTTTTTAAATTTATTTTCACCAAAAAATAAACTTTCATATTGATTATGTTTTATTCTTCTTGATTTTATTTCTATAAAATATTTTTCATTATATTTATCAAATTCATAATAATTTCCCATTTCAGGATTTAATTTTGTTTTTAATAAAGTTCCAAAATATTCTTCTAGTATTTTATGAATATCATTTTCATTTTTAATTCCAAATGATAAATCATTTTTTTGTTTGGTAGAATCCATCTTTATACTATTAATATAGAAAAAAATTACATAGAAAAACGTATATTAAAAAGATATTATTATTGGATTATCTTTTGGTGCTTTAATAATTTTTAAATTTGAAATTTTATTTTTTTTTAATAATTTATTTTTATGAATTTCTTCTTCAACATCTTTTGTAATAACTGGATTGACATTATCCTTACAATATATACTTGAATTATATAATCTACAAGCACGTCTTACAGTTGGTAAATCTCCCCATATATAAATACTCATAATATCCATAAAAGGTTCATCAATAGTTTTATATGTTGATGAATTAAATACATAATTATTTTTTGCCCAATTAATTATTTTTTTTGCGTTAAACATTATTTCGTGTTTTTTTCTTGATGTTGGTTTTTGTTTTTTAGAACGATTTTTTAAATGTTCTTTTAATTCAGTGCAGTTTTTAATTCTATCATTATATTCAGCATTATTTATATATTCTTCTATATTACTTGTTATTTCTCCTTTTGTTAATTCATCATCAATTATAACATTTAATTTTTTGAATAATGTAATTATATCTTTTTTAGAATGTGTTTTATCAATTAACATTTTATATTATATTATATTATTTTTTTTTTAATTTATATATATATATATGCCTCCTAAAAAAAGCGATGATAAAATGAAATTACCAGAATTAAAAAGACTTGTTAAAAGATATGATGAATTAATGGGTATTGACCCAAAAGGAAAAACTCGTGATGAACTCATTTCTAATATTGAAAAACTAGGTTATAAAATAGACCATAAAAAGAAACTTATTACTGCTACATTTAAACAGAAAACTAAAAAAATGCCTAAAAAGGTTGAAACTCCATTACCAGAAAAAAAAAAACCTACTAAATCAAAAGAACAAAAAGATAAAGATATGAGAGAAAAAGTAATAAAATATATTTTACAAAATAAAGATATTTTAGATGATGAAAGATTAAAATAATTATTCTTCTTTTGGTTTTTTAACATAGACTGCTTGTTGTGTAGAAACACTGTTTCCCATCATATGAGCATCTTTTTCCATATCTTCTTTTACTTTAGAATATTTTGAAGATAAATAAATTTTTCTTAATAAAGTTGTTGATATTGATTTATTCATGTATCTTTTAGAATATTTAATTAATACTTTACTTAATTCAATTCTTGTTAATGGTTTTCCAGTTGATGTTTTAAATAAAACTCCCATACCATTCATTTTAATATAATATCTTAATATCTTTCTTAAATTTGGATCTTCAATTGGTAAATTTAATTCTTCATATTTTTTAGATGTTTTATATTTATTTAAAACAAAATATATTTTTCCTTTTGATGGAACTACAAGATAATTATTTTCTTTCTTTGTTTCATTATCTAACTTTCTATATTGTGCTTGAGTAATAGCTTCCATTCCCGCAACATCATTTCTCATTGGCATTCTAGAATATATATTAAATAAAATATATGCTTGTAATAACTGCATTTCCTTTTTTGTTATATCTTCTTTTGATTTCTTTTTTAATGGTTTTAATTCTTCTCCCATTTGATTAATCATTTTAAATATATCTTCTGTAGTTGAAAAGTTCTTTGATTGTTTATCAGATATAATTCCAGATTTATTTTCTTCAATATATTTATCATTTAATTCATCTCTTTTCTTTCCATATTGTTCTAGTAATTCATCCATTTCTTCATCTTTATTTATTGAACTTAAAAATACTATAATTGCGTTTAAAAAATTTCTTTGAGATAAATAATGTAAATCATTTAATTTTTCCATTACTTGATTTGGTTTATCTATAAAATTTAAATCATCAGAATTAAATAATTTTTTTAATTGATTCAAATTTTTGACATATTGTTTAATAGTATTTGGTTTTAAATTAGGTCTAGATTTTTGAATATCTTCTTCAAGATTATTTGATTCTATTTTCATTATTATATTATAATAATAGATTATTTTTATAATAAAAGAATTTTAATTAAAAGATTTTATTTATTTAAATTTAAATAATTTAATAATTCATTTTGAGTTTTTAATAAATCACATACTAATTTTCTAAGTTCTTCTTCTCTTTTTTTATATTCATCACATTCTTTACATTTAAAATAATCCCATATGAAATTAATTACCCAATTCATTTATATTAAATATATATATTTTTTTATTTATGCGAAATAACAATTAAATTGACCATTTTCAATTGTAGCAATCTTAAGCAATTCAACATAAACTCTAAGAGTGTAATCTCCATCAGTGAGACCATCAGGAATCTTATAATGTAAATCAATACCTTTATTATTAACACGTTCTCCTTTATTTGGTCTAATAGAATTCCATCTAAATAATTCTTCAATACCCGTTGCTTTATCACCTTGAATAAGACCTTCTAAAGTTTCATCAGTAATACTTGAAACAGTAGAACGTTTAACAACTTCATCGTGAGTAACCATAGGAACTTTTCCTTCCGCTGCTTGAGTAGTTGCGAACTGAAGTGAGGAATTAGTTCTATCAACATTAAATTCAAATCTATCATTATATAAGAGATTATATGATAGTCCCATATCTCCAAATGCTGTTGTTCCATTAAGAAGAGATTTTGCTACAAAATTAGCATCTGATTGGAGACCAAAAATAACCTTTGAACATAAGCGACCATTAGCACCAACAGGGAGAGTTACATTAGCAAAATCATTTATTCCTCCACCAGCATCAAATTTACCCGTTCTCTTAGTAAGACGATAATCAGCATATTGGAAAACTAATTTAGGATTCTGTTGAGCATATTTATCCATAATATCACCATCATAAGAAATACTATCATAAATAAGTTTGCATTCATTCTGATTGACAGAAAAACCAAGAGCATCTCCAGCATCAGCATTATTGACACATAACCTTTGAGATTGTGAAGCACCGCTTAAACTAGAAGTTGAATCAACAAAAGTTAAATCAATATGAACTTCTTGATTTAACATAAACATAGGAAGTTGATTAAATTTAAGGAAAGGAAATAGGTCACTTAAATATACTGAATAAACTGGTGCTTCAGAAATTGTCTGAGCAGAAGTTCCATCATTATGCATAAATGGAAGAAGTTCAAATGTCCCCGCTCCTCCCGCTGCAGCAACTACTGGATTACGACCAACATCAAGTCCTATCTTTGAGGCAGCATTTGGAGTAACATTTGTTGCGGGGTCATCTGCTCCCGCAGTCCTATCATCATATACTGGCATATGAGAAATACATCTTTGAGATAAGAACTGTTCTCTTTCTTTATTGTCTTCATTTGAAATAAATAATGATTGATATGCGTGAAATTGATTGTAATCATCAATAGAACATACAACTTGATTTCCAATAGTTAGTTGAGCATTCTGAATTAACTGAGAAATACCTACATTCAAAGGATAAAAACCCTTAGCAACGGTTGCTTGGGGAGTTATTGCTAGAGTAATTTTTGAGTCAGAATGTAGAAATCCAGCAACACGTGATAGAGTAAATCTAACACGACGTTGAGAAAATGTAACAGGGTCTATTACATCAGTATGTAACATCTGACCAAATTCAGATGGAATTGCTCCAATTTTAATAAGGTCTGGAATACGGTCTTCTGTTGGACTGTCCATTTTACTATCCATTTTATATAATAATATATATATTTTATTTTAAAAAAAAATTTATTAAAAAAGATTTTACATAGAAAATATTTACATAATAACTTGAACACCTTTTTCAGCAGACCAAGCAACAGCAACTTTAGATTTAATAAATAGGTAAGCAGAAATTGGATTACCATCAACTAAACCATTTTTCATCTGAATACTAAACTGGGAATTACTGAAATCTACACCTTGAGAATCTAACATATCATATAATACACCTACACCATAAACCGCTCCAGTGTCTGGAATAAATCTATAACCAGTAACAGCATTCTGATTACCAGTGAAATTTCTGTTGGTTGTAAGAGGAGATGCGGATGTTCTAGTATGTTGATTTTCAGGAATAATACTATTTAAGAAACCTTTAATAACTTGAGGATCTACAACAGTTGTAGGATTTGTAGTAGTATCATGAACACTTTCAACTTCAAAAGAAGAAGGGAAACGCTCACCATTACGAAGGAAGGATAGAGTATCTAAATCAGCAATTCCTCCATCCCCAGTTCCTACAGCATTTGGTTTTAAAGTTGGCATATAAGTAAGGAAGCCATCTTGTGCTAAATTATTAACAAAATTTGCTGGAACAAAATTGACAAATGATGCTAATACTTTTGATAATCCAAGATTGAAATTAATAATTGAATTAGAACTTTCAAGAGTTGAGAAATATGAAGTAATACTATTAAATTCTAAAACACCAGTATCAGGAGAAGAAACACCAGTTTCAACTTCACACGTTAATTCAAGATTTGAAAATTCATAAAATGCATTTGATATATTAGTTGTTGTAGCATCAGAAGAATAGAAGAACTGAGAATCTGGTGCTAAATGAATTTCAATCTCTAAAGGAACTTTATCTAATGGAAGTTTAGAAACTCCAAGAGTAAGTCCAGAAGGTAAAGGAATACAGAAAACTGAATTACGAGTATTGCGAATAACACTATCACGATATGCTTCATAATTAGGCATAATTAAAGCAGTTTTAGATAGATGACCCGCAGTATCTTGAGTCCCCGCCATTGTAGGCATATAAGACGCCATAAAACGCCCATAGTGACGAATATGTTCTATAACTTGTTTAGTTTCTGCGTGACGAAAAACTAATTGATCAATAGTAGCATAAACACCTAATTTATGAGAACCTCTTAATTCACTAGCATTAGCACCCCCTCCCGCTTGAGGATGTAAAGTCCCCGCAGCATTTCTCCATATATTAAAATCACCAGAGAGGCGAATACTAGATAAATCTAACATAGCATCTTGGCGACCTAATGTTACAGTGATAATTGGATTACCTCTAGCAAATGAAACTTTTCCAGATGCAGGAACATTATTTGGTTGAACATTCAAATACTTTCTACTCATTTTATAATTATATAATATAAAATAATTTTAAAGAAAAAATAAAAAAAGATATATAGATAATAATTAATATTTACAAACTGACAGTTACAGAATCTCCCTTGATTGAAATTCTACGAAGATGGAACACAAAGCAGAATAATAATTTATCTTTTTCAGGAGGTTGATCTGCACCAGCAACAGTTGTTTCATTATAGAATAACTGAAGTTGATTTGATTTATTATTGAGATTTGCTACTCCATCATTAAGAGCATAAGCACGACCAATCAAGAAATTACGATTGTAATCCACAAAGGAGCGAGGAACAACTCCCGCTTGATTAAGTGCTTTTTCTAATTCAATAAGAGGTTGAGCAGAAATACTTACACCTTTATTTATTTTTGAAACAACTATAGGACGAGATGGAACAAGTTTGTCATCAACTACCATTTGATACGATGTAAGGCGGTCTATAATTCCACATTGTCCAGTTCTAATTGAATGAAGTTCTCCATCCATAGCAGTTACTTCTTCTTCATAAGTTTGTTCTAAACCACCAATCAACTGAGGAGTGCTTAATGTAGAAGCATCAGTTGGCATAACAATCATAGATTTAGCACGAGTATTTGATACAGGAATATTAACTGTAGCATTTCTATTTGTTTTTAAAAGTGAATGTTTATAATTTGTAACACTAGGAATATCAATTTCTATAGAACCTCCATCTCTCATTCTTTTCATCATTCCCGCTTCATACTGAGGATCTACTTCAACCTTCTGACAAACTATTTCAGCATTAGAAATAACACTTGTTGGATTGTAAGTTGCGAAACCACCTCCATCTTCAGGAATTACTATAGGAGTAGTTAAATCACCAACTTGAACACGATTGCTATTATCACAAGCAGCACTAAATAAAATAAAATTATTAGATGTTGCTTCTACACCCGTTCCAGTATTACTATTCTGAAATTCTTCGCAAGTTATTTTAATTTTTCCAGAAGCATCTCTTTCAATATTGTTGATTTTTGGATAACCTTGACCACCATTAGCAGTTAATGTCAAAGCACATTCTTGTTTAGGATTAGTAGCACTACAAATGCCTATACGTTCTCCTTTTACGAAAGGACAATTTTCAACACTCATCATATTGTTTTGCAAACCTAAAAATATCTCTGAGCGATTTGTAGCATTATTAATTGCTAGAGCAGTTCCGCCTACATCTACACCATGGAAAACTGGATTCTGTTTAACTCTACGATGACGATTAACACTATCTAACTGTTTAATATATCTTGCTGGGTCTTCCAAATCCACCTCTATAAAAAGTCCATCGGTCATTAAAACTGGAAATATCTTATTTCCTCCATCTGCGAAAAGTCCGCAGTGAATTGGGAGTGATAATTTAGCAGTTAAGAAATCAGTTGAATTAAAATCACGACCAGCAGGAACTGTTCCAATAGGTCTATAATATGGATTGCTAGATGTATCAATATTATTAGAAACAGAAGTTCCTAAAGTTCCTCTATTTTCAACAGTTGAAGTAAGAGAACCTTCTTTTATTGCTCTCATTTTTCGCATACTATCATCTTGATTATACGAATATTGCATTTGAACCTTAGCATTATAATCAGAAATTTCTTCTAATAAAACAGAACGATTACCAGAATATATTCTTAAATTTTTCACAACTGATTGACCTCCAATAAAAGGGTCTAAATGTAATCTAGTAGGAGATCTTCCAGCGGGAGGTGCTAGTTTAATATCAAATTGTAAATAACTATTTTTTCCATCTAAGAATTTAACAGTAGGCGGAATTTGAAAATCAACACGTCTTCCAGTCTGTCCAGCAGTTGAACTGTATGATAATCCATTAGTTGAAGGAACAGAAACTTGGGTCTGAGAAACTTTTATTTTATCCTCACTTTTCCAATAAGAACTCATTTATAATATATAAATATAAAATAATTATAAAAAAATAAATTTAAAAAAAATTTAATTCTAAAGAAATATTTAAATAAAGAAAATTATTGTGTTCTTCCTACTGCTTGAGTAACTTGTGTTGCAACAATATCACCTCTTGCTTGAGAAGTAATATCTTTTTCTGCTTGTTGCTTTTTATCCTCAGACGCTTCTTCTTCACCAACTCCTTCAGTAATACTTCCTACTAGAGAAACCCCAGCACCTAAACCTTCTAATATTAAAGCAGGAGGAAATGCTGCCCCTAGAATACCAGCAACTTCTAATCCAGAACCTACAATGTTCATAATATTTCCAGTCTGTGATGCGGCATTTGAACCAAATACTTCCATTCCAGATTTACCCTCTAATGCTCTTGATATATCTGAACCTACATCTAAAGCACCTCCTAAACCAGCAAGACCAACTTTTCCAGTTGTTGCCAATTTCCCAGCAACTTTTCCAACTGTTTTTAATCCACTTTTTTCAATTGCTTCCTCTGCTGCTTTTTTCGCTAATGCTTTTGTTGAATCTTCTACACCTTCGGCAGCTTCACCCGCTAAATTAGCAGTTTCAACTGAAGCACCTAATTCATCAGCAGTTGATGCTGTAACTTGTTCTCCTTCTCTTAAAGTGCTTTCTACTCCTAATTCAGGAGATGGAGGTCTTATTCCTTGTCTTATCATATCTTGTGTTTCTTCTAATGAAGGTAATGATGCAAGTTGTTCATCTTCTTTTGCGAATCTTTCTGCTGCGGTTGTTTTTACAAATTTACCAGCACCTAAGACACCTTTACTTGCTCCTTGTCTTATCTCTTTTTTAAGAACTAATTTTCCTCCAGAAGTTAAACCACTTGTTATATTTTTCTGAAGAGTTGCTTTTCTATCTTCATCTTGCTCTAAATTAGCAGTATCTAATTCAGACGCTAAACTATTATTAAAATCTGCCGTTGCTTGATTTATTGCTCTTGTCTCTGCTGTTTGAGAATTGATTTGTGCGATTGATGCTCCAGAACCATATAAATCCATTTTATAATATATTATACTAATATATTATTTAATAATTAAATAATTAAAAAAAATAATAAATAAAAAAATTTTTTTTCAAAATTATTATTTACCAACTTTGGATTGTGCTTTTTCATGTGCCATTTTAAAACTCATTCCATTCATCATATCTTTTTTCATCATATCCATATGTTTTTTACTATGATGAACTGAATGTTTTTCTAATCTTTTAAGTTGTGCTTCAGTAAGTTTTTTCATTGGTTTTTTTGATGGAGGTTTTTTTGATGGAGGTTTTTTTGATGGAGGTTTTTTCATAGTTCTAGATGAACCATACATTATAATATTATTAATATATTTATTTTAAATTTAAAATAATTTATTTTCTCCTTCAGCAATTTTTGTTTCAAATCTAATATAAGCAGTTGCGGGATTGGTTTGCATATCTAAATATAAAAAGGAATAAGGAGCATCTTCAATTGCTTTCTTATATAAATCCATAAATATATTAGGAAATAAATCTCCATATTCTTCTTCAATCTTTTCTAATTCTTTTTTATTCTGTTGTTTCATAATAATTACATCAGTAGCATTATTACGTATTAAACCACTTACAGCACGAAATGATTGAGTAGTAAATGCTAATAATCCTATTCCATAATGTCTAAATCTTGTTGCTAGAAAACTGACAGCATTTGTTTTCTTGAAGTCTTTTGTTAAAATATCATCTAATACTAAAGCTACTGTTGGTCTTTCAAAATCTTCATATTTCTTTTGACTTTCAATTATATCAGTAATCATTTCATCATTATAATGATCTTCACAATCAAAATATTTATTCATTAATTTCCCTTTTGGGTCTGCATTTAATGTATTAGAAATAATTCTTACTATATCAAATTTATCTTTATACATATCGGGATTACATAATAAATTTACTAATAAATTAGATTTACCTTGTTTTACTGAACCTACAATTAATAATAGAGAAGGTGGTTGAGGTAAGTGAGGGTGAATGTCATCAAATCTATCATCGGGGTCTGGGTCTTTTACTTTAAAAACTTTAGGAGGTTTTCTATCCATTTATAATATATAATATATAATAATCTAATAAATAAAGTATAATTAATTCCAAAACCAACCACTAGAAATATCATCATTTTCTTTTTTCTTTTCTATAATAAAATCTTTAATAATTGATATATCAGCGTTTATTTTTATTAAATCCAATTTGAGTTTATTAATGTTTTTATTGATTTCGTGAATATCATTTTTCACTTTCTCAATTGGTTTCTTTTCAAAATGGTTATAATCACTCATATATAATATTATAATATATTTATTATTCTAATAAAATTAAATAAATTGTTTTTTCTATTATGAATATATAGAAACATATAAATTAATGAAATTTAGGGACAAAAAAATGATTTAGGGACAAAAAAATGATTTAGGGACAAAATTAAAAATTTAAAATATGAATATTTGAAAAAAAAATGACATCAAAAAATTAAAATGACATCAAAATTTTCATTTTAGGGACAAATTTGAAGTTTAGGGACAAATCCGTTTTCAAACTGTCCTTACTGAACGCATAAAATAAAGTATTCTAATAAATATATATGGTTCATTATACACTTAAAATTCTTCTAAACTTTTGAAAGTTTAGGGACAAATATTTGTCCCTAAATTAAAAAAAAGTATTTTAAAAAAAAATGATGTGTGTCCGAGGAACACAAAAAAATTTTAAAATAATAGTTTTTTTCATTTTAGGGACAAAATTGAAATCCTCAATTCTATACAGAAGTATAGATAATAATTATATATATTAATCAAACTTTATAACAAATTCTTTTCTAGTAAATTTTACTTCTCCTTTTAGTAACCTATCAGAATATCTTTTATTATTGTAGTCTAATATTCGTTTCCTATTCTTTTCATAATATATTTTCCTATACATTTTTGATCTAGAATGATACATTTTCATTAACATAGTTGATAATTCCATATTAATATATTGTATATATTTATTATGGATATAAATTCTATTCAAACACCTAGACCAATACCAGAAAATATTGAAGAATGGAGTGATGAAATAGAGGAGTTATTGAGCGAATGGGGAGAAATATCAATGTGTTATGCTTACTTACATAATTTTAGTCAAAGAAAATATAAAAAGAAATATCATCATTTACAAATACCTATTATTATATTATCAACATTAACGGGAACAGCAAACTTTGCAACGGATAGTTATGTTCCAGAAAGTTCTCAACACGGTTTCAGTGCTGCTGTAGGTTCATTAAATATCTTCTGCGGAATCTTAGGAACATTATTATCTTTCTTAAGATATTCAGAAATATATGAAGGACATCGTATAAGTGCCTTAGCTTGGAGCAAATTAGGAAGAGCAATTGAAATTGAATTAAGTCTTCACGATAAAAAAAGAAAACCTTGTAGAGATTTTTTAAAAATCTGTAGAGCAGAATATGATAATTTATTAGAATCAAGTCCAAATATTGATTTAGATATTATTAGTTTTTTTAATAAAAAATTTGAAGGTAAATATCCTAATGTTAGAAAACCACTTATATGTAATGGTTTAAAAGAAATAAAACCTTTTAGAGAAGAAATTATTCCTGAAGAAGAAATTATTCCTAAAAAAGAAATTCATGAAGAAGAACCCGAGAATCATCCAGTATTTGATAAAAATAATGATGAAGAAGTTATTATTGATAAAGATAATATAGATGTAAATAATCCATAAATTATATTACCACTTTTATATAAATAATAAAGAATTATTAAAAAGAAATAAATAATTAAATATTTATTATTATTTTTAATATTTAATAGAAAAATAAAATCTATATTATAATAAATAGATATGGATTTTTTACCAGAAGTAAAAATGGATTTTATTCCAACTGATGACGAAGAAAATGATAATGAAAATATTATTGAAGAAGTTCAAGATTTCAAAGAAGATAAAGATATAACTCAAGAACAGATTGAAGAAAAGAAAGAAGAGATTGTTGAAGAAGCTATTCCAAAGACTAAATCAAAAAGAGATGATATGAATGTTAATGAAATATTTAATATGCCTAATAATGCTGTAAATGACCCAAATGTTAAATTAACTAAAAAAGGAAAACCTAGAAAGAAACGTCCTCCTATGACTGAAGAACACAAAGAGAAATTGAAAATTGCTAGAGAGAAAGCAATGGAAGCACGAAAGAAAAAAGCACAAGAAAGGAAAGAAAATAAAGAATTAGAAAAACAAGAAAAAGAATTATTAAAACAACAAAAAGTAAAAAGAGTTCAAAAATTAAAGGAAGAAGTAGAAGAAAAACCAATTCATGAAAAAAAAGAAATTCAAAAAGAACTTATATTTACTAAAAAAGATTTAGAAGATGCTCAATTAAATGCTATTATGAATTATGAAAAAATTCGTAAAACAAGAAAAGAACAAAAGAAAATCCAACAACAAAAGGATAAAGAACAAGAAGCATTGAGAAATCAAATACGTCGTGCAGTTGCTCCTCAAAAGGAATATAATAATCCTTTTGCGAATTGTTATTAATTTAATTTAATTTAAACATTTTTTTATATTGTTTAATATTATTATTGCGAGATGTTGAATCACCCCATAAAATATAAAAAGAAAGATGAGAAGGAGACATATAAGTTCCCTTCTTTAAGTTCCCTTTATGACGACTTCTGTATTTCTCTCTGCGTGACTTGTCTTTGTGCATTGTATAATCTTCATATCTGTCATCGCCAAATTGTGAAGTTTTTATTTTTTTTCCATTATCGTCAAAAAAAATTGCTTTGAGTTTTTTATTTTTAGCAGTTCCTTTTTCAATAATCATTTTTACCATTATTATATTATAATAAAATAAACTTTTTAGAAAAAAGTTTTAACAAAAAGTTTAAATATCATCAACTTCTTTTAAATATTTTTTTAATATTTCCATATAACCTAATTCTTCTTCCATATCTTTATTTATAGCTTCAATTAATGAATCAACATTCCAATCATCTGAAATTGTATCTTGACCAACTAATTCAGCAACTGCACCCGAACTAACAAAGTCTTTAATTGCCCAATCGTGAAAAAATAGTTTATCAATATCTTCTTTACTCCAAGTATTTTCAATTCTCATTTTATATAATATTATATATATTTTTAATTAAAATTAAAATTTCATTTTTTTTTATTTTTATTTTTTGAATCTTCTTTTTCTTCTTCCATAATATCCTCAATGATTCCTGTTGGAGTTCTTTTCATTTTTTGAATCTTATAAATAACAGCAGATGTTTTATCTACATTAGCAAATTTTCCATCAGAATCATGAATTGAAGTTGTTATATCTCCTATCATTGTAGGTTTAGTAACTGTAAAAACAAGGTCACTAGGATTTCCAAGAAAATAATCTGATGCTCCAGAATATTTATCTACTATTCCAACAATTGGAAGATTTGCTCCAGTAGGATTTCCTCCAATAGCACTATAACCTTCTAATATATCACTTCTTATTGTGTAATAAGGTCTTAAAACTGCTTTCTGAATATTTGTTGCTGTAATAGTTGTACTTGTAGTTAACACATCAACTTCACTCCATAATTCTAATGGTGATTGTTTAACTGGATTTCTTCTATCTGTATCTGGTACATCACCAACAGTACTAAATCCAAAATTACCGCCCCCCCTTGCTCTATAATCTACAATACAATTAGGATAAGG